GTGCTTCGTAGTCCACTTGGTCCTTGGACTTCTTGCCGTTGTTGGGTCGCCCGCTAGGCTGACCCTCCGACTCTCCAGTGCCACTGGACGAGTCACCATCGGCTGCAAGGTAAGGCTGCTCCTTGAGGAGTGCCTCTGCCTTGGCCTTGATGGCCTTGCTGTCAACCTTGCCCTCGTCGTCCGGCGCAATGCCGTCCAGGTCGATGAGGCGCAGGCCGGTTGCAGCGTTTCTGAACAAGGCCGCAGCGCCGCTTTCGAAGAAGGCCATCTTTACAGCGAACTCGCTGAGCTTCGCTTCGGCCTTCTCTGCCCGCTGCTTGTATTCGGTAGCGTCTCGTTGCGCCTTTTCGAGTTCGCTCTTGTCCTTGTCTTCAAACTGACGCAGCTTGTCGGCGAGATCCTTGGCAAGAGCTTCCTGCTCACGGAGCTTGGTACGCCACTGCGCCGCTTCCTGCGAGAGCCGTTGCTTCTCAGGGTCCTTGACATCGCTGCCAGCGCCATCGTCGGATGACCCTGCACCTGTTCCGTCGGCGTCGCCGGAACCGCCCTCCCCTTCCCCAGAACCAGAGTCGTTGCCTTCGCCGGAGCCGCTGCCGCCAGATTCCTCCTGACGTGCAGCCCAAGGAAGCGCCAGCCCGAAGGCCGCACGGAGATCATACTGCTTCGTGGGAAGCAGTCGCTCATCCGTGTCACTCCACTGGTTCTTTGCAGGCTTGAGAAGCACTTGGTCTCTCCTTTTCGGGCGCTGCCCGAGTTAGCGCTCAGTATAACCACACGGACGCCGCTGCATGCAAGCATCGGCGAGCTCCCTTTCACAGCAAGGGCTTTCCCACCGATCCATCAGTGTATTGCTTTGACGAACTGCAAACCGTTGTCACCTGGATACGGCTTTGTGTGCAGGTAGTCGCCCACAAGAATCGTTGCAGGGATGCCACCTGGAAACGCTTCGCAGGTCCGCACTCCCCGTCTCCTTGCGCAGACGTGGCAGATGCCGTCAAGCACGAACTGAGGCGGAGTACCGTCAGCGGCTTCACTCATGGCAGGATGACATCCATGAAGAAGCGCCAGCGCTTGCCTCCGTAGCTCGTTGAGTGTTCCTCCACCTTGGTTACCACCATCCGAGTTCCCCTTGCTAGCAACAGTTCTGCTTCGCTCTTGTGGATGCTGATGTCATTGACGTAACGGCTTGGCGTACCTGCTGGCACGTTGATGACCAACTGCACGTCACCACTGAACACGCCAGCTTCCTTGATAGTGGTGCTCATGAAAGCGTTATCGTGGTACACCTTGCCGATCATATCCTGCGGCGCTGCTGGCATGTGGTGAATGCCGGTGAAGTTACGTGTAACCACAGTGTCGAACGGGATCGGTCGCATCGTCTCATCCAAGTGCTGGATGGTCTTGGCAACGTTGGAGTTGCTGTAGCCGTAACCACTCTCGTTCGTCAACTTGCCACCACGCAGGTAACTGTTGATGTCGTGGTACCCGCTGTTCGTGTAGTTGGTAATCGCCTTGCGCTGCACTCCGTTCAGGCCAGTAGTGTCAGGCTCAATCCAACGCAGCATCTCGTAGTCCGAGTGCCGCTGGAAGTTGGTGCCCGAGGATGGAAGCGTCCCGCCGTAAATCTGCGGAGGAGGTGGCGGTGGAGGGGGAATGATCGGAATCTTGGTTCCGGGGCTCGGCAGCTTCCAAGTGTCGTTGAGGATTGCATGGATGACGCCTTCCGGCGGCGCTCCGGGCTTGCCTGCGATCTCCTGCACTGTCAAGCCCTTGCTGCGTGCCTCGTAGACCTTGGCCTTTACAGCGTTGAAGCCAGACTCGCTTGTGGGCTTGGCTTCGTACGCCTTCCAGGTGAACCCGTTGTGCTTGCGCAGCAGGTCGTTCCAAACTACTGCGTCAATGTCAGCGAAGTCAACGCCGGTCTTGTCCTTGATCGCCAAGTAGCCGTGCCCGCTGTTGTTGAGCTCGACGATCGTGTCCACTTGCTGCACGGTCAAGTTCGTGTTCTTGGCTACCTGCGTGTGGCTCAACGTGTTGCCCTTGACAGGTTGATTCACAGGGATGTTCGGCACAGCAGCAGGCTTCTGCTTGATCATCTTGCTGATCTTGTCAATGTCTGCGTTCAGCTTCGGCAGTTGGTTGTCGACGTACTCCCAGTACTCGTCCTTGGCGAAGCCGTACTCCTCGTAAGCGTCCTCCCATGGACCGCTGTATTTGCCGAACTTCTTCTCGGCCTCCTGCAATGCCTCCTCGGCGTAGTTCTTGCCATCGGCAAGCACCTTCAGGTCGTTGTTCTTCTGCTCTACCAAGCCCTCGTATAGCTGTTCCAGCTTCTCCGGCGGTTGCTTCTTCAACACGTCGTCGGGGATCTTGTTGTATTTGAACGCCTGCGGCCCGGACGGTCCTTGACCAGTGAACGCAGCCTTCAACGCATCGTCTGCTTGCTGCGCTGCTAGCTTCGCAGTCTTGTACTCCTCGTCGAACAGCTTGAACAACTGCTTGACTTCGTTCAGCTCCAGCTCAGGGAAGGCGTCCTTGATATCCAGCGTTGCCTTGCCGTCGTCCCACAGCTTGTGCATCTTGGCAAAGTCATCGTCGGTGAACCCGTACTTGATGTTCAACTTCCCTTTGAGACCAAGCTTTTCAGGCTCCGGCGGCTTGAGCTTGTGCTTGTCAAGGTCGATGGCGTCAATCGGAGGCTTCTTCTGCACCACGTCATCAAGCGCCTTGACCTTCTTCGCTGCTGCCTTGGCTTCGTTCACTGCCTTGAGCGCATCCGGCCCTTGCTTGACGAGCGCTTCCAAGTCCTTGCCCTTGATCTTGAAGTCACTGATGCCGGTTGCCTTCTGGAACGCCTTCCGTGCAGCGCCAGGGTTCGGCAGGTTGAACTCCTCAGCGATCTGCGCCCATGACTTGCCCTCAATGCGTGCCTGGATGAAGGCCTCCGCCGTTCCCGGCACCTCGTTGGTGACCAGACAGCTACCAAGGCTCATCGTCGTCCCCACCACCAAGCAGGAACAGTGCTGCAAACAAACAGAAGATCGTTGCTACAGCAATGCAAACAATGATCCAGGTGTAGGCGCTCAACACTTCACCCCGAGGTCATCAGCGAGGTAATCGTCGTAGTCGCCGTCAACAAGCCTGCGCATGAACACGTCCGGGTCTTCCTGCAGATGCGTTACGTAGCAAAGGCACATCGGATGCGGCTTGTCCGGCGGGTTGTCCTTGCTGTGTTCCTGCGCTGCCAGTGCGTCGCACGGATCAGGCCGAGGGTGCGAGTGGGAGAGGTTCCACTTCCAGCCGTGTACCCAAGGCTTGTCCTTGGAGAGCCGCATCGTTGTCGTGTGGTGAGCGTTGTTTATCTCAGTGCGTGCGAGACGCATTGCTGCATAGCTAGCGCCTCCAGGAACCACAGGAGAGAAATGCCTACGTACACCGAAAGCGATTTCTTTAGCTGATCGTTGAAGAGCCAGGCCCCTCTCGACAACCGTTGCAGCTTGCTTGACACTCACCCTCCCATTGGCGTAGATGCGCTCGCTCAGCTTGTATCCGTGCGTGCGGCGGCTGATCAAGTCCTCCACTGACTGGTGAGCTCGGAAGTGTGTCAGCTCGGCGTACTGGACGACACCGTTTCCCGGCATACCAAGGAAGAGATCCAGGTCCAGCGCTTGGTCCGCTGCAAGCGCTGCGGCTTCGTGCATGCCTGCTCGGGTGATCTTGCCTACGCCAGTCCAGAGCTCTGTTGATACAGAACCGAGTCCAGCCATCGCACGCTGCATCTGCGCCGTTGTGACCTTGCCGCTGATCGTGCCCAACTTTGCAACGTTGAACTCAATCATCGCCGAGGCCTCCGCTGCTGCGTCCTTCAGCACCATCGCCAACTGCCGGTGAGTGATGCCTTCAGTGATACGCTGCGGTTGGATCAAACCGTGTTGCCGTGCAAGGGACTCAGCCGGAGTAGCCACATCACTCCTTTACGCCTGCGCTGCAAGGGCTCCTGTTGTTTCAAGTTCTGCGTTGAGCTCCTGGTCCACCCTCGCTCCCGTCACGTCCGCAGTGATCTGCGCCGTTGCTTGGGTCTCGGCCAGGATCTCCGCCATGATGGTTGTCTCGTCCGGCATATCCTCAAAGCCCAACTGCCGCAACCGATTACGGATGTAGCTCATGGACACAACCTGCGGCTTGCTTGCAGCGATGGCCAGAAGCTGCGTGATTTCCTTCTCGCGGTTGACCGGCACCTTGGGTCCGTACTTGGGAACCCAACGTGTGACTTCCATGAGCGAGTTGAACGCCGTGCCTTCGTAGCCGACGTACCACTTCGCCAGGTCGAATAGCATGTTGGTCAGGACGTCGGTGACGATCTGTTCCTTCTCCACTGCCCGACTGAGCAACGGCGCAAGTTCCAGTTGCAGCGCTACACCGGACTCAGCCACGTCCACTTCAACGCTGCCCTTGGCAACCGGAGCCATCGCTGTTGCTTCGTCAATGAGCTTGTGCAGGTACGCAATGTGCTCTTGATAAGGCGTCACCGAGGACACGCCAGTGATGCGGCTCATCTTCTTGCCGTCGGGGAGCTCCACCACTCGGCCAGGACCAAGGTTCCACGGCACCTCCTCGCCGTTGTCATCAACAGGAGTGCCGCTATCCGTTGCGTAGACGCCAAGCCCTTCTAGCGCAAGGGAAAGCTCCTCATCACTGATGGACTGGTTGATCGCTGCAAGGATGCGCTCCAGGCCACGGATCTCACTTGATCCCCACAGCACTCCGGGCTCGTTGAAGTTGGGGATGTGGTAGATCGGCAGTGCATCGATGGGCGAGGGGAGCGTGATCGCCGGAGCCATTGCCCGCACTGGCGCTGCGTCAGGGTCCATCCACTTGTCAACTTCAAACAGCTCGTCTGCGTAGGAGATGGTGGAGGGACCGCCAGTGCCGGAGTCCTTCCGATACGTCTGTCGCCGGATGTACGCCTTGCCGTCCGGCTCCAAGTGCTGCTCAGCGATGTAGTACCCAACCACCTCGTCGATGTTATCCGGATTGGTGATCTTGAAGGTGCTGGAAGGGTCCAGCGGGAAGATGGAGATCTTGCTACCCGGAGGCCGCAGCGGATCGGCGTAGATGTGCCACAGCCAGTCGCCACGCATGATGCCGTAACGCTTGTTCATGTTGAACTTGCTGTAGAACCGTTCTCTGCGCACGAGGTCCGTCATCACCTGCGTGGCCAACAGCTGATCGTTCGGCGTACCGAACAGGGGATCGGCGATCACCGTGAGATCGTTTGCCATGTAACGATGCAGCGTCTCTACAATGACCCGTCCGGCAGGCACGTAGATCGGCTTGTCCTCAGCACCACGGCTGATCAGCTTGAAGGTGTCCGGCACGCACCAATAGATCGCCTCGTACAAGGCGTAAGCGCCAAGCCTGCGCTGCTCAACTGGATCGCTTACCCAACTAGGCAGCGAGCCGAGCAGCGGCGCAGCAGTCGAATACTGGTCAGCCACTAGAGCCCTTCCTTCCTCTCCATATCCATGGCATCAAGCAGCATGCCCTTTGTTTGCCACGCTCTCTGCCCTTCTGCTGCCAGTGCTAAGAGAACCGGATGCTCGCTCACATGCGGAGGAGGCATGCACTCAACGATCACGACCCACGCAGTAACGACGCCGCCTGCGTAGCTGTCAACGATGTCGTCGTCATGTTCCAACGACTCTTGCAGCTTTGCAGCGATGAAGTCTTGGAGCTTGCTCAAGCTGCTCTCCCTCCGAGCCTTGCTTTGCGCACTCTAGCCGACTGCTTGCCGCCGGACACGTTGGGTCCGCCGAAGTAGCCACGCATGAACCGGCCGAGCGCCTCAGGACCGTGATCATCCTTGTCCATCGGCGACTCCGGTGCTGCCCGCACGCTCTCTTCCTTGGTATCCGGGTAGCGGTAGTCGTTCATCTCTCGAATGAGCTCCACGCACTTGCGGTCAATCAACAGCTTGGGCTGACGTGCCTCCAGCGGCGCATCAAGCGGATGCAGCTTCAGGTGTTGGCGGATGAGCTCCAACCGCCACTTGAGCTCACCGCCTGTTCCTGTGTTCGCCTTACACTGCAAGGCTTTCTGGAGAACCGCAGTGTCGCCCGGTTCAGCAGGGTCGGGATACATCATGCGCACGTACTTGTTGATCTCGTGCGCCTTCAGGTCCCGAGCGATGTCGTTGATGTCCTTCTGCTGCGCTCGGTACTCGCCAATGACGTAAACGTTGTCCCACACGTCCACTTGGATCAGCAGCCACACAAACGGGTTCGTCCAACCGTAGTCCAGCGCTGCGTACAAAGGCCAACGTGGATTGTATTGCAGATCAGTGACGTGGACCTCCTCATCGAAGTCCTTGAACACACGCCCGACGAACTCGGTGAAGTCCGCACCGACCTCCTGGTTGAACTTCTCCTCGCTCATGTCCAACATCATGTCAAGGATTTCCGGGTCAACGCCGGAGGCGTCCGCCACTGCACGAGTGAGTCCACGCTGTGTCGCCAACGCTGCACGCAAAGTGGCGATGCCCGCAATCGTTGCTCCCTGCGGGAACACTACGTCGTTGACCCACGACGGCATACGCCAGCTTTCCCACTGACGAGCGTTCGGGTTCTTACCACGCTGCCACATGCGGTAGAACCAGTTCTTGCCCTCCGGCGTTGAGGTGTGCAGGCTCCAACCTCGTTGATCTGCAAGGGTTGGTCGGAGGTACTTGACCCAGACGAGCTCCTTCAGCTTGGCTGCTTCAGCAAGGATGACTCCTGCCAAGCCTTCACCGACGAGTGTGCCTGGATACTTGGCGCTCTTGGCGTGAACCTTGTATGCGCCGTTCCACAGCGAGATAGCTAGGTCACCGGACTCCGGGTTGTTGTACGTGCCCGGACGATCGAACGGCACCTCCAGCTTGCGCAGTGCGTTGTAGACGACACGGAACTCCTTTTCGCTGTCGGAGTACTCCGGCCCGACAATCCAAAACTCACGCCTGCGGCCTTGGTCCTCCAGCTGACGCCTGAGCGTGTACGTGACCAACGCTTCCGGCACTAGCTCGTTACCGCCCAACGTTGACTTACCGAATCGTCGACCACACGCAGCCACTCGGTGCCGTGCAGGCGAGCGGTGGATCATGCGCTGCCCTCGGTGCGGTTCGTAGTTCAGCAGAGGCCAGAGCGCCTCCTTGTTGTACCCGAACTGCGGAGGAGAGGGAGCGAGCGTCACCGAGATCCTTTGTCCTTCCTGGCTTCATAGATGAACAGCGCTGCTGCGTACCACAGCGCTGCCCATGAGAGAACCAGCGTCACACCAAGCATCATGCGGTCGTTGATCTTGTCGGTCAGCCAGAGCGGGAAGCTCACCAGGAACCCAATCACCCCAACGACCAGCATTGTCCAAGAGAGCTTCTCCGCTCCACTCACTTCTTGCGCTTGCCTTTCTTCCGGCCCTTGGCCTTGCCTGCTTGTGCGTTGCTGATCCTTGCAGCGCTTGTCTTGCTGAAGCCCTTGCGCTTCAACGCTTCGTAGACACGAGGCCGCTTGATGCTGGCGTACTTCTTACCGGGCATCAGACACGCTCCAGCACAGCTAGCAGGATGATGAATGCAAACCCTGCAAGGATGCAGATGACCAGAGCACGCTCGATGTTCATGAGCGCTTCCGCAGCGCACGGATGATAAGCCACAGCACGATGATGGCAATGATCACACCGCTGAGGCCTGTCCAGATGGTGTCGTTCTCAGCTAGGAACACGTTGCCTCCTAAGCAACCTTCAACCAGAACCCGTTACTGCCTGCTGCAACGTTCATGTTCGGGCTTGTGCCTCCACGACGAGCAGTCAGCTGCACGGTACCCGCTGTCGCACCTGTTTGAACCACGCCTACAAAGCGAGCTCCGGTGTTCGCCACCTGTGCGCCAGCAGCGAAGTTGGTAAAGGCGACGAGTGCCGCACCGAACTCAACTGAAGTGCTTGTGTCAATCTCGCCAACGATAGCAACGGAACTCCCTGCCGGACCAGTGAATCCCCAAGCGGTAGTAGGGCTCGTGCCGGTAGACGTAGTCACCTGCGCACACATCATGAACACGTAAGTGCTGTTCGCCTGCACAGGAAAGCTCATGTCGTTGATCGGCGTATCCGCTGCTGCCGTCACGACTTGGTTTGCTGTCTTGCGTATAGCTCCGCCGGTCACTCCAGCAGGAGCAGGCGTACCGGGATCTCCCTTTGGCCCTTCAGCTCCCGCAGGACCCCTTATGTTTCCTACGACTCCCCAAGGTGACACGTTATCACGTCAGGTTGTAGACGTCGCCAGTGGTCAGGTCCAGATACTTGTCTCCGGGGATGGCTCCACCGATGCTGCCGGGAGCGCCGGTTCCTGTGTACCACATGGACCCACGAGTACCCGGAGCTCCAGGCGTGCCAGGAGTACCGGGCGTTCCCTGAACGCCTTGCTGGCCTTGGACACCCTGAGGACCTGTCGCTCCCTGCATGGAGAGGAGACCCCATCCAGCGTTGAGCGCTGCGTCGTTCTCGCCCGGATCGGCTGCGGTGCCAGTGGGAGGCGGAGATCCTGCGGTCTTGGCAACGGTTGCCCAATAGGACGACCCTCCCCACGACACTGCATCGTTCGCTGCGTATGCAACGCTGTTCGACCAAGCACCACGCCATGTGAGACCAGCCGGACCTACCTGACCAGGAGGACCCTGGATACCCTGCGGCCCTTGCGTACCCTGCGGTCCCTGCGGACCACGAATGTTTCCTACTGCGCTCCAAGGCATACTAGAGAGCTCCTCTCTGGTTAGGTCAACACGTAGAGCGTGCCGGTCAGTGCATCAACGTACTCGTCACCAAGCTGCTGGCCGATGATCAGTGTAGGCGGCCCTTCGCCGTAGTACCTCCTCTGACTGCGGTCGACACCCGGATCGCCCTTGGCACCCTTCTCTCCTCGAGGACCCTTGTAAACAAACCGAAGTACGGTCATGGAGGAAACCAGCCGCACTGACTGCCCTTCACCCTTGATCACAACGGTCGGTGTCGTTGCCATTACTGGCGCACCTTCACACTGCCACGAGCAAGCGGGCGCTCCTCCAACGACACTGCATCGGTTGCACCGAGCCGCCACTTGCCTGCCATCGCAGGAAGAGTTTCTGTCCAGTTGCTAGGCAAGGCGACGTGGATGACGTTGCCCTCAAACGTTGCAAAGCCAAGTGCATCCAGATCATACACCTGGCCACCGATGTTCATGCGTGCGTTGATCGCCTGAATGGGAACCGCTGTGCCATTCTCCTCCCACCACTCTGCATCAAACACAAGCGCTGTGCCCTTGTGAATCTCCAAGTCCACTTGCTGCACT